ATGGAACGACGTGGCCGATTATGAGTGTAACGAAGCCACCGTATCTTTTAGGTCAACTTTTGCGCCCCTGAAGGAAACTAAGGAATCAACCGGAGCGAGTGGAAGGCTGTTAATTTCAAAGAACACTGGAAGCCGATGGGGTGAACCTTGCCCCGATTGCGCGCTTCCAGGTCTTTACATGATCACTTTAAAAGGAAATAAAATTTTCACTAAAGATGATCCCAATTGCTATAAGCAAACCGTGTCATGGTATTGGAAAAAATAGACGACGAAACAAGTCGGGAACAGAGGATTCGGGAGTCTCTGAACTCCATGCGTCAAAAGGGGATTCCCGAATCCATGATTAATGCAATGGGCCGAATTTTGCGGCGACATAAAAAAGGAACAAAATCGCGCCTTAATCAATTTTCCAAACCCATCGTGGGCGATTGCGTATCCGATACCCTGAAAAGCGAATGGGAGGCTAATATAGCTTCCAGGGATGCCGACCAGGATTTCCAGGAGCGCGTCGAATATATAAACCGCGCTTTTGATAAAATCCGTTAATAAGTTATTATTTCATTCACGCCATGTCCGACCTTAGTTATTTAAAACAACTCACCGAACAATTAATGCACCGTGATAACTTGAACGGTGCGACTCTCAAGGGGGAAGCAATGCAACGCAATAACACATCATGTTTAAGATTCCCCCTAGGAGGAACCAAATAATGTCCGATTGGGCCGAATGGTCAAAACACGTTTTAAATTCCCTAGAAAGAAGCGACAAAAACCTTCAGAAGTTAGATGAAAAAATCACCGGACTTTTAGAAAAACTTATTTTATTAGAACGCGAAATATTATTATTTAAAACCAAAATCACATTGATAGGAACCGGCGCGGCCGGGTTATTAGTAACCGTGATTGAATTGATAAAACTTTTGAAGTGAAAGCAAATAAATATAAAGCACAAAAAACCAGGATCGACGGGCTAACCTTCGCAAGTAAAGGCGAGGCGTCATGTTATGAGGTTTTAAAAAATGATCCCGAAATTGAAATCCTTCAAACGCAACCGCAAGTTTATCTCACCGCCGCGAAGATTCTTTATAAACCCGATTTTAAATGCAAAGAAAAAAAGACCGGGTTAGTTTTTTACGTTGAATATAAAGGCGTCGAAACCGCGTCATGGCGCATCAAAAAGAAGTTATGGAAATCCTACGGGCCTTCATTCCTTCAAATTTTTAAAGGCTCCTATAATACCGGAATAAAAATGGTTGAAGAAATAAAGCCGGTTCGAAAGTATTGCTTCGAGTGTTCTTAGGGTTTATATTGTGACTTCATTCATTCTCAATCCCCCCCATTATGCGCGGCCCTTTCGTTAAGTATTGCGCGGGGGGGAAATTTAAATTTCAAAAATATTCGGTCCGAATTCGCTGATATATCCGATCGCGTGACCCCATCGTGGCTCTGGTCCTGGTAAATACGAAAACGCTTTTGAAGAAGGATCCCCCAAATATCCAAGATCCATTTCAAAAAGCATTCTGGCCGTTTTATCCGTGTTTAAACTTGCGACCGTTTCGACCGGATTCCAAACCAAACCAGGTCGATGAGTATGACACCGAACAACGTGCATTTTGTGTTGCGATCTATGCAATCCGATTTGTCCCTTGTATCCATGAGTGTATGCAACGTTACCGCCGATCACAAAAGGTTCCTTTAAATTAAAATGCGTTTCCACGCCGTCGAACAAATACTTTTTTCTAAAATCCGTTTCGTATTCAATTTCCGGGTTTTTATTAATCATTGAAATATAACCGCGCGCATCATGATTCCCTAAGAGTTGAATCATCCGAATATCTTTTGAGCCGATCATATCCCTAATGGATCCCCAAAAAAATTCAAGTTGTGTTCGGGCGATGTCTATTTCAATGTCGGGAGGAAGTACCGAAGTTTTTGGGGATGGGAAACGAGAATAAGCGAGCAAATCAAAAGCGTCGCCGCATTGTGCCACGTTTTTGACTAACCCTTTACCGATCATAAATTCACAAAAAGCCAAAACCTTTTCGATTTTTTCCTTATCCCACCACGGGCAATGCATATCACCTAGCGCAATAGTAGGTTCGAAGGTTTCGAAGTGCGGAATGCTTGCGCCTAGTTTTGGCATTTCCAAAAGTTCATCAATATTCCTTTTATAAACTTGCGTGATCCGTTCCTTAACTTCCGACTTCATTTCCTTTTTAGATTTTTGCCTGGACGATTCAAGACCGGCGGAAATCCTGGCAATGGTCCAGGAGCTAAAAACCTCGTTGATTCGACGTTTGGAAAATTTTCCTATCGTGAGATATTCCGATCTAGTCAATGCGGGGTTGTTCAACTCAAGTGCAACCCGCTTTAGGTCTTTTATTATTTCGTGCGTCAAATCCTTTGAACCCATCAAATCCCCCGGTTTAATATTCTTGTTAAATGTTCAACCGTTTTTTCCTCAACTTCGATCAATTCCCTATGCGTGACCAGGGTTCCCGATAAAAGTTGCGCGCTTGAATTGCTTAATCCCGATAAAACAACGTGCAAAAGTTCGTGGCAAATCACCTCGTTTAAAATATTGGGCGGCTTTAAGGCGTGGGCGTTTACGGTTATAAGCGCGCGAGTATAGGAATTATCAATCGAAACATTGGCAGCATAATCCGCCGAATCGTTCACTTCGAATTCGAGACGAATATCCCATGATTCGAGCATAAGCGCCCGAATCCAATAATTAACTTCACGGGTGACCTTAGCCTTTTTTGTTTTATTCCAAAAACTCACCGAATAATGGTCCCCCATTAATACTTAAAATAAAAACGCACCGCGCAAGTTGACGAGAATTGATCCAAAAACTATTTTTTATTAATGTTAAAAGACGAGATAAAATTCCTTTGTGTGTCTTGCGAGGGAATACGGTCGAACATCGTTCCGACTTATTGCGGCGAATGTTTTTCCGATTTATCCGAAGACGAACAAATCAAAAACGTGATGTCATTGAAACCTCATTACGTCGCCTTTTGGACTTTTAGTTTTTAATTATGGCCTATTCACCGAATCGCATTGAAAAAACACAATTAACCGTCGACAAGGGTTCGCCCGGTGCGTCGGATCATAGGAATATCGGCGCGACCACTATTGATGGGGTTGAAGCCTTGAACGTTTCAATAAAAGAGGGTTTACTTTCGGGCGTGACTTTCGATTTTATCGGAGTGACCTATCCCACTTCCACAACCGAAAATTTTACATATAGGACAGGAGGAAGCGGGGGGACGATCACCGCCGTTATCGAGCTAACCTATACCAATTCGTCAAAAAGTGATTTAACTTCCGTTGAAAGGCTGCAATAATGCCTTGGAAGTTTAACCCGTTCACCGGTTCACTTGATTATTACGAAACGGGCGCGGGCGGTTCGGCTTTTGATCCCGACGTTATTGTGACGGCGGAGGATTCTAGCGTTTCCGTGTCGAACAGTGGGAACGTTATAACTAAGGAATTTTAATTATGAGTTTTCATAAAGATTTAACAGACACCGACATTCACGCCCTGACGTTCCAAACCTTCGCGGATCAAGCGGCGCGCCTGGCATATAGTTATCAAGCGGCCGATGTTCACAAAATGGTTTATCAAACGGACACCGGAACTTATTTCCTGGTAAAAAGTACAACCCCGACGTTTCAGGAAATCGGTGCGGGCGGCGGAGGGGGAAGCTCGACATTCACCGGCCTAACAGATACACCGGCGAATTATACCGGCCACGCCGAAAAAGTTGTGAAAGTTAACGCGGGCGAAACGGCGGTCGAATTCACAACCCCGGGAAATTTAGAACTTGCAAGGGTTTCGGGTTCAACCTTTTCGACAATTCAGCATCTACAGGATATTTTTCATAGCTCCGGGGTTATTTCGGGCGGACAAATCACGGATGACACCGACGGAACCATAACGGTTGCGGCCGGAACGGGATTAATTCGCGCGACCAATTCCGAAACCGCTGAAATAAAGTATACCGACTGGGCGGCCGAATCGGGCGCAAATGTTGCATTGACAGATAATGACATGAATTATGTTTATGTGGAATGGAACGCGGGAACGCCTCAAGTTATAGCCTCCATCACCGAGCGAACGGACTATCAAACTAACATTTTGCTAGGGACCGTTTATAGGTCGGGAACGACGCTTCACATTACAGAAGACACCCGCCCCGCCGTAGGTGATCAAGCAGCAAAAATTATTCGAAGACTAACCGCCGTTGTTCCATTTGCCAGGGAATCGGGCGGCGTTATTAGTGAAACGGGAACGCGAAGCATTGCTATTAGTGCGGGTATTTGGTGGGAAGGCTTGACCCAATTTTCTACGGCGGCGTTTAATTCGAGCGTCTCTGATACGTTTAGAACTTTTTACTGGAATGGAACATCGTGGGTTGAAACCGCCTCGCAAACTCAAATTGACAACACCCAATATAATGATTTTGGAGTCGGCCTAGCCACACTTTCAAATAATGCATATGGTGTTCACTGGATTTATCTAGCTCAAGACGGCGATGTATATTCCGTTTATGGTCAAGGCGATTATACATTATCGCAAGCGCAAGAATCGGTTCCCAATGGGGTTCCGGGACATTTTGCCGAAAACCATGCTCGCCTAGTTGGAAAGGTCATAATAAAAAAGAACTCCTCGTCATTCACTCAACTTGACAGCGCATTCGATTTAACACTAAGCCCCGTTGCAGCATCGGAACATTCATCATTATTAAACTTAGGCGCGGATGATCACACGCAATATTCTTTAATTAGTTCTCAAGCGGGCGCGCCTACTTCAACCCCTTCAAGGGTCGGCGAGGTTAACGTTGATACAACGGCGGACGATGCTTATATTTCGGCGGGAACGGGCTCAAGTTCCGATTGGAAACTTGCCAGTGAAACCGCAACTAGCATAAAAACAAAATACGAATCTAATGCGGACACAAACGCATTTACCGACGCCGAACAAACCAAGGTAGGTTACTTAACCGTGACACAAGCGGTTGACCTGGACACAATGGAAACCGACATTGCAACCAACAACGCGAAGGTTAGCAATGCAACCCACACGGGCGAAGTGACAGGAAGCGGAGCATTGACCGTTGACAAAACCGCGATCACTAACAAAACACTTGTGACCGCCGCATCAACCGATCATGTCCTGGTGGCCGACTCTAGTGATTTGGATAATCTTAAAAAAGTTTTGGTTTCTGACCTTCAAGGATCGGGAACGGACAATGACGCTATACATGATAATGTGGCCGGTGAGATTGCTTTAATAACTGAAAAGGTTTCCCCGGTATCCGCCGACCTTTTAGTCATTGAGGATTCCGCCGATACGAACAATAAAAAGAGAATCCAGGTCGGAAACATTCCCCACGATTCATTAAGTGGTTTTGTGGCCAATGAACATATTGACTGGACCGCCGCAAGTGCGGGAACCATTCATGCGACAAACTACGTTGATAACGACACAACCGATCACGCGCTTTTAACTAATAAGGGAACAAATACCCACGCGCAAATCGATTCTCATATCGCCGACGCTGATAAGCACCGGGATATTTTACAAGGGGTTATTGCATCGCGCCCCGCATTCGGAACCGCCGGCCGGTACTATTACGCAACCGATGAAAAGAAATGGTACTATGACACGGGCGCCGCATGGGATTTAAGCGTGGCGACTCCGGACACACACACACACACCGCGTCGGAAATAACCGATTTTGACGCGGAGGTTTCTAATAATTCCGACGTTTCGGCTAACACCGCGAAGGTTAGCAATGCGACACATACGGGCGATGTCACGGGATCAACGGCGCTCACTATTGCTGCCAATGCCGCTGATAATACAAAAATATCGGACATGGCGCAAAATACCATTAAGGGAAGAATTACCGCCGCAACGGGCGACCCGGAAGACTTAACCGCCGCGCAAGTTCGAACGATAATAAATGTTGAAGACGGTGCAACCGCCGATCAAACGGGCGCGGAAATTAAAACGGCTTATGAAGCCGAGGCCAATACTAATGCCTATACAGACGCCGAACAAACCAAGGTCGGTCACTTAACCGTGACACAAGCGGTTGACCTGGACACAATGGAAACCGACATTGCAACCAACAACGCGAAGATTTCTAATGCGACTCACACGGGCGAAGTTACGGGAAGCGGAGCGTTGACCGTTGATAAAACGGCGATCACAAATAAAACTTTAGTGACAGCGGTGGGAACGGATCACGTTTTAATTGCCGACGCATCGGATACCGACAATTTAAAAAAGGCGCTTGTTTCGGATTTCCTAGGGGCGGGAACCGATAACGACGCGATCCATGATAACGTAGCCGGGGAAATTTCATTAATTACTGAAAAGGCTTCACCTGTTTCGGCGGATTTATTAATTATTGAGGATTCGGCGGATTCCAATAATAAAAAGCGCGTACAAATTGGAAACCTGCCAGGCGGCGGCGGTGGGATAACTATTGATTCAACCGCTATCACTAGCGGGGCAAGTGGTAGGGTGCTTTTTGAAAATGCATCGAACCAAGTTTCAGAGAGTGATGATCTTTATTGGGATGACACTAATAGTCGGTTAGCTATTGGCAATACTTCACCCTCAAACCCTTTGCATATTACGGACACCAAATCGGTGACCGTAGTAGAACCTACCATTGAACTTGACGGGACGATTGATATCAGCACCGCTGCGGGTATCCACATGGGGGTTCGTGGTGCTCAAACAATTAAAAGTGCCGGGGATGGGGGATTCTCCGGGAGTTTATTTTTTAGAGACGCGAATACATTCACGCATGACGACGCAGCCGACACGGATTTAGGCTATTATTATAGTTATGATTCGACGCCCACGGTTGACGCCGGGGCGGGTTTTGATATTACTGGACTGGACCTTTACGGCTATCGAAGTTCGCCAAATTTCACCCAGGATACCGATGAAACTATTGCAGTAGATGAGTATGCGGGGTTATTGCTTCAAGGTACATTTGATAACGGGGCGACCGCCACAAATGCTTACGCCGCAAAATGCGAGGCCATGACTGGAGTTACTAACTTTCACGGCTTCCACGTTGATAATCAAACCGCCTCGACTTCAACCGATGCTTTTTCCACTGATATGGCAAGTGGAACAGGAAAAAAAGCCATTAATTGTACTGGCACCGCTGAATCTTATTTGGGCGGTAACTTAACGGTTGATGGTAATAACGTAGAATTTAGCAACGCAAATTTGATTGTGGGGACTAGCTTTACCCCCACGTCAACTATACAGTCGATTGACGATATAGAGGCCGGAACAGTGCTAAGTGCGGGGAGTTTCATTGCAACGTCGGCGACTAATTTTAGAAAAACAACTTTTAGTTCGGGCGCGCACGCATCGAATGAAGATATCGAGTTAGTATTCCCAACAAATACGGGATCGGCCGACCAGGTGCTAAAAATTAGTGGTACCCCTAGCGGCGGCGTCCATAATTTGGTTTGGGCTAATGATAACGCATCGGGTACTGCTGCTGATTATCAGGAAGCACAATTAACCGCCGATGATAGTGGGCGACAAAACGACACCGCCGTTGACTTAACTAACAAAGTTTCAGGTTTGACCGTTACTTTAACGGGCGGTAAAAGGTACAAAGTTTTAGGGAACATGCGCGTATTAACCGCATCGGCTACCCCCGATATCCTATGGAGTATTTTTGCGGATACTGGAAGTAGCGTCGTTGTTAGTGACATGTCAGTGGTCTTTAGGGGCGCCGCCGTGGACGATACAAGCAGCGCGGCATGGGCGCAAGGTAACGTGATAGAAGTATTAGGCGATGTACCCGCCTCTAAAGCGGGCGTGGTAGCGAACCAAGTACAGCACTTTGAGGTTCAGGGTTACATAAACGTAACCACGGGCGGCGATATTACTTTGATTTATGCTCAGGGTACATCTAATTCTAACGCCGTAACCTTAAAGGACGATTCTTGGTGGAGTTTTACGGAGGCGGTTTAAAATGAAGTATTATGCTTATAGGTGGATAGGTAAGAAAAAGGTTTCTATCATGCGGCGCGAGTCCGAGGAGGCTTGCAGGGCGCGGCTATCTGAAAAACACGAATTTTTAGGCGAGGTCGAAGGACCGCCTAGCGGGGTTTTCGGCGAATCCTCATGGATTTGGGATGGCGAAAAAGTGGTTTGTGACCTGGTAGAAATAAGGCGCAATAAGATAGAAACGATTCGAACGATGCGAAATGAAAAACTAAAGGAAACGGATTTCGATTGGGTTAATCATTCTTCCAGGGGTTCGTCCGGCGCGCGAGATAGAAAAAAAGTTGAATCAATAAAAATAAAACTTAGGGACATGATTCCTTTGCAGGAAGAAAAATTAAACCTAATGACCGACGCGAATCAAATTGAATCATACGAACCGGAATGGCCGGTTGAATAAAATTTATGGCAAGACCTAGAAAAAAAATCGACGAAGAACTTTTAAAAGAACTTGCGATGATTCAATGCACGCAAGAGGAAATGGCTTCAATCTTAAAGTGCAGCGTTGATACATTGCAGCGCCGGTATTCCGACGTTCTGGCCGAAGCGCGGGAAAATGGGAAAATGTCTTTAAAGCGCGCAATGTATCGAAAGGCCGTGGTCGAGGGTAATCCCACCATGCAAATTTGGTTGTCTAAAAATTGGCTTCGCTATTCGGACAAAACGGAAATCACGCCGGGCGAAGGGGCGAAATCCCTGGTCGATATTATTAAGGCCTCGGTGGGTAAAAAGATGGAACCCGAAAAGTCGGAAGGCAAATAAAAAGCGCGCCCCAAAAGGATTAACTTTCAAGGCGCGCTTAGTGGGCATTAATGAGGCATATTAATGCCCGGTTGGTATGACTTCGATTAACCTTCCATGACTTCCAGGTCTTTAACTTCGGTCGTGGCGTATTCAATTTCCAGGGCTTCCAGGTCTTTAATAAAGCGTTCCCTGGCTTTTGTGCTTTTAAAACAAAAAACTTCGTTTCCATCGTCTAATTTCACGGCTATTAAGTAATTCATTCTTCATTTCCTCCGCTTTTTATCCAATGCCTCTTTTAACGCGCTTAGGTATCCCATTAAGCCGCCTTCCTTCCCTTTGCTACCTTCAAGGTAGAATAGTGACTTTTCACCTGGTATTGCTTCAAGAAGGCTTCGCCGTGATCCCGGAGGATTGCGTCGGTATCGATTACGGTTCGGCTTCGGTCTTCGGTGATAATCACGAAGTCGCCGAAATCCATCGCTCCATCATCCCCTAGGATTCCCTCAATCTTAGTTTTCAATTCCTTTTCGAGTGCGGTGATTTCCTTTTTTTGTTCGCGCACGCGCTTGAACTGTTTTGCCAATTTTATTTTTGATTCGCTTTTTGTTTTTTTCATTTCATTCTCCGTTTTGGTTTTTAGTTTTTTGATAGAATAAATTTTGCAACGACTTCGAGGGCTTCTTCGCTTGAATCCCTAACGTGCGACCAGTCAAAACACTGTTCTTTTGCGAACCCATAGTCAATACCTCCAAATCCATCGCAAAGAAGATAAGCATTGATCCACTGTTCGGGAGTTAAAAGGTGATTGAGTTTCCCGTTGAAATGCATCGTTTCAATCACGATTTCTCTATTTGTTAACAATCGACTTTTTTTCATTTCATTCTCCGTTCTTTCAGGTTTATTGCCTGATATGTATATATCATATCGAATTAATCAGGTATTGTCAACTTTTTATTTATTGTTCGAATTTCCCTTAATTTCTTCCTCCATAGCAATGACCAGGGGAAGGAGGGCTTTTTTTGTCCCGGCGCTTAGAACTTCTTTTGATTCGCCATTTTTGCCGATCACTTGCATAACACAATGCTTGCGACCGATTTTTTCGTGATAATAATGGCCGATATTTTTAGAATTGTCTTCAGGGTTGATTTTTTCTCTAGGGCTTTTTGTCACGATGTTTAAGAAAAGTATCCAGTCGATTAAGTCAATATCTAATCGGGTAGTTTTTTTCTTCATTGTTTTTTTCTTCATTGTTTTTCTTTTCATTCTCTTTTTCTCCGTTTCAAGCTTTATTGCTTGATATGTATATATCATAGCAATATAGTCAGGTATCGTCAACCCTTTTTTTAATGCTAGTAATCATTCGGTTTTTTGTGCTTAATTGGGGGGGATGGCTAAAAACGACCAGGAAACGTTTGGAACACTTATAAAGGAAGCGCGGGAAGGCGAGCGTTTAAGCCTTCGTGCGGCTTCTCACCTATGCGGATTATCCCATGGATACTTAGGCGCGCTTGAACACAATCGCGCCGGATCGATCCCGTCGACCGAAACCCTGGAGAAAATAGCGCGCGGGTTTAACCTGGATATTTCAAAACTAAAAAGGTTAGCCCAAGAAATCGAAGTCGAAAAAAAGGAAACATCGAAACACGGTCGCGAGTTTGAAAGAATTACAATCGAAGCGGGATTAACTTTCGAACGCGGCTTGCAACTTTATAAAGAGGCTTTAAAACTTTTCGCGTGACGTTATCCGAAAATGAAATAAATAAAATTCAAAATGATATTGTTTTCCATATCGAAGAAATTCAGGGGATCAAAACCCTAGAACCTTACCAAAAAAGAATTTGCGAAGCCGTTTCCAATTATGACCGCGTGGTGATTTCAGCGTGCCACGATGTTGGAAAAACCTTCACCCTTTCAAGAATTGTTTTAGCGCTTGGATCAAGTTTTCCCGGTTGTAAAATAATTACGACCGCACCGACATTCCTTCAAGTCGAAAAGCTTTTGTGGGCTGAAATCCGTTCGGGTTTTCGTGATTCGGCCACGCCTTTAGGTGGTTCCATGTTAAACGTTGAATGGAAAATTTCGCCCGATTGGTTCGCGCTTGGAACCTCCCCAAAAGATGACGCCGGTTCGGGCGAAGGCCAGGGAACGGGGTCCAGGTTTCAAGGTTTTCATGGCGACATGGTTGTAATCATTTTTGATGAGGCAACCGGTGTTCATCCGAAACGATGGGTTCAAGCCGAAGGAATGCTAACTTCGGCGAATACTAAATTCATAGCGATCGGGAATCCGACTTCCAGGTCGAGCGAATTCTTTAAATGTTTTTCGAACCCGCTTTTTAAGAAAATAAAAATTAGTTGTTTCGATTCGCCGAACCTTATTGAAAACGGCGTTTCGAATCTCGCACAATTAAAGCGCGAAGCGGATCGAATTCGGGAAATAACAGACGACGATGAGCGCCTGGACGAAATCAAAAATTATAAAGTTGTGCAACCCAAACTTATTACGATGCAATGGGTTATCAATTCGGCTTTAAGGTGGGGTTTTGAGCATCCTCTTTTTATCTCAAAAGTTTTAGGCCAATTTCCCGACGAGGATTCCAATGCCATTGTTAAAATGCATGACGTTGAAACCGCACAAAATCGCGAGGCTTCAACGGAAGGCGGGCGATTTATAGGGGTTGACCCCGCGCATTTTGGAACCGATTCAACCGTGATAACAGTCATTGAAGGAAACGAACAAACGCAACGCATCGAACTCACAAAAGCCGACACTTCGGAAGTCACCGGCCGAATCGTTCGTTTAATAAATAGCCTTGAACGGCGTCAAAATGAAGTTGTGGTTATTGACGCAACCGGGATCGGCGCCGGTGTATCCGATCAACTTAGAGAACGGCGACGCGATGGGATAATCCCGGAATCAACCTTGCTAAGACCAGTCCACTTCGGCGCGCAAGTACCCATCGAGTCGGAAAAAAAGACTTATTCAAATTTAAAGGCAAAACTTTTTGTTGAGCTAGGCCAGGACTTAAAAAACGAATTGTCGATCCTTCCCGACTCCGTTTATTTGGAAGAACTTCCAACAATAATTTATAAGTTTGACTCGCGTGGTCGGTATCAAATAGAATCGAAGGATGATTACAAGAAACGGACAGGGAGGGGATCGCCCGATAATAGCGATTCACTTGCGCTCGCAAATTATGGTCGAAAAAGTATTAATAAAGTAGGATCATTTGCGAAGATGTCCGGCGCAACGGGCGGAGCGGAAACAATCGGAACCCTGGTAAATTCCGGCGGTTCGAATAATTGGTAAAATTTATGGGAATTTTAGATATTTTTAGACGAAAGAACGAAATCAACTTCAACGAAGGACCGCAGCGCGTCAAGGTTTCGCCTCATGTCGAGGAAGTCGGTTCGTCGGGAACGGAATTAATTTCGGGTATTCTTTCGGAGGAATATCTAAGCACACTTCAAGGTACGCAAGGCGCCGATATTTTCGATAAAATGCGCCGAAGCGATGCAAAACTTAAAATGGCATTAATGGCCGTGACAAATCCAATTAAAGGCGCGAAATGGTCCGTTGACGCGGTATCCGATAATACCGAAGACCAGGTGAAAGCCGATTTTATCGATCACGTTTTCTTTAACGATCACGACAAATCATGGCGTGGGCTGTTACATGAGATTTTAACCCTTGTTCCTTTTGGTTATTCCCTTTTTGAAAGGGTTCACAAAATCGAATCGGGTGTGCGTTGGGGGAAGGAGCGCGTTATATGTTACAAAACATTCGCGTTTCGTTCTCAAAGAACGATTGAAAATTGGAACCTGGACGATGACGGGATTTTGGAATCCGTTTCACAGTATGCGTTCGGCGATAATCAGAAGGTCGTGGACATTCCCGCGCAATTCTTGACCCTGTTTTCCCTTGATCGCGAGGGGGAAAACTTCGAAGGCGTCTCCATGCTTCGCCCATGCTACGGCGCATGGATGCGAAAAAATGTTTATTTAAAATTGAACGCTATAGGACTAGAAAAATTTGCGGTTCCGACCCCGATCCTAACCGTTCCCGAAGGTCTTGAGGCGGGCGATCAATACGCGCAAGCGGTTAATGTACTTAAAAAATATCTAACCCACGAACAAAACTTTATTACTAAACCCGAAGGATGGGAACTAGATTTAAACACAAACCCTTATGATCCTTCTAAAGTTCAATCCGCAATCGACGCCGAAAACGCTGAAATGATAAATGCTTTTATGGCGAACTTCCTTTTATTGGGGCAATCCGGTTCGGGTTCCTATGCTTTAAGCGAAGATTTATCAGACTTCTTTTTAAGTGGGATTGAACATATCTCCGAACTAATTTGCGAAGTTTTAAACGACGGTCCGGTGAAAGAAATAATCGATTTGAATTTTGGGCCTCAAAAGGAATATCCAAAAATAAAATGTTCAGGAATCCGTGACAAGGCAGGTAAAGAATTATCGGAAGTAATAAAAATGATGACCGAGTCAAAGGTCATTATTCCCGACGCGCGTTTGGAGGAATACGTTCGAATGCGTTATGATTTGCCGGAGGCTTCCACGGATGGGCAAAGAATCACGGACGATTCGACGCCTCAACCCGTGGCCGAAGCGCAATTTTCCGAGAAAAAAAAAAGCGTTTTTTCGAGAGAGAAATTTAGCAACCCTAAAAAGTTGATCGATCACTATGACGATGACTTAAAGGCGCTTTTGCAATTTCATCTTGACGCGATCGGTAAAGATAAGGCCACAAAATTATCTAAGGTCTTTAAGAATAACCCACCCGGAAAGCATATAAGCGAAGCAAAAAAGGTCGAATTTTCGGGCGTGGGTTCATTCAAGCTTGATTTGAAACTGGGTCTTGCAATAGTCGCAATCGAAGCATTGAACCAAGTTCAAAACGAAGCGCCCCCCGAACTTAGAAAATATAAATTTGCCGAACCGGTCGAATTCTTCGGCTTCCATGAAGACACCGAAAAGGAAAAAAGAAGAAAACTCGAAAAGGCATTCGGAAAGCTTCCCCCTAAAGTTCGGGAAAACGTTATTAATCAAGCCGACCTTTTGAGCGAAGCCCAATTAAATGATCTTAGCAAAACCCTTTCCTTTCACTATACAAACAGCGTTGCCACAATGCGAAATCATAGGGAGCTAGAACAAGAACTTTTTGATGTCGTGGATTCGGTTGTTATAGGTCCGGCCGTTTATGTCGGCGCGACTAATATTGTTTCATCCGTTATTAATGCAACGCGAAATTCCTTTTTCTTCGCGCCCGATGTTTACGAGTCAATCGAGGTTTTAACTTTTGAAAATCCAAACCCCAAAACTGATATTTGCACAAATTTAAAGGGGAAAACATTTTACCCGGATCAACCGGGCGCGTCGAGATACCTTCCCCCGTTGCATCATAATTGCAAATCATATTTGGTTCCTGGTTTTGTCGGTCAAAAAAACCCGAAGCCGAATCCCGGAGGATTAAGACCCACGGGAACGGAAAAACAAATCGAGACAATGGAAAAACAAATTAAGTTTGGTGAAGACTTGACGAAAATAACTGATGGGGAAAATATCGGATAATATGGATTTCAGATTCCCCCCCATCGAAATTAAGTTCGACGAACAACTAAGGTCTGTTTTAGAACGGAACACGAACACGGAAAACGTTAGGGTTCCCGACCGGGTTCAACTCTTGCGCGTCGGCACTTTTCATCACGCCCAATTCGGCGAAATTAAAGTGACCGAATCGATGCTTCATCGAATGCGAGACAATTTCGAAAAAAAGGTTCGGGGAATTGACCTTGCGATCGACTATAAACACGACTCCGAAGCCGAAGCCGCCGGATGGATTCGAAACCTTGAACTTCACGAAGGCGAAAAGGGTTTGGAATTATGGGCCGTAGTCGATTGGACCGCAAAGGGTGAGAAGAAATTGCACGAAAAGGAATTCCGATACCTAAGTGCCGACTTCGCAATGGATTATAAAGACAACGAAAGTTTAATCAGTTTTGGACCGACGCTATTCGGCGCGGGTTTAACTAATCGCCCGGTCGTAAAGAATATGCAAGCGGCCGTGGCATTAATGGAAACAAAGGAAACCGAAATGAAAAAAGAAGAAATGTCTGAGGAATTAATGGAAGACAAAAAGGAAGAACTTCAAGAGGAAATGAAGGAAGACAAAAAAGAGGAAATGGCCGAAGAACTTCCTGAAGAAAAAAAAGAGGAAGAAGAACCTAAAGAGGAAGAAGAAAAACCCGACATGGAAAAAATGGTCGAGGAACTTAAAAAGAAAATTGAGGAACTTGAAGCCGAGAACATGAAATTAAAAGGCGAGGCTCAACTTTCCGAGAAAAATTCAAAGTTTGATGTTCTTTTGTCCGAAGGAAAGTGCGTTGAAGCACAGCGCGATGCGTACATTGAGGGCGACCTGGTCAAGTTTAGCGAACTAGCCGGATCGGTTAACCTAAAGGCAAAAGGAAACGAATCAAAAGTTCAAAAAGATGATCGCGACCTTGATACTCGAATTGTCGAACTAGCAGACAAAATCAAAAAAGAACAAAACCTAAACCACGTTGATGCGATCACTAAGGCCGTTCATCAACTAACCGAATAAACCAGGAGAAAACAAAAAATGGCTTCAACTAAAGCACCCGAAATTTTGACTTTTTTCGCCGACGCTGCAATCGCTAAGGGAAAGGCCGTGAAAATCGGTTCCGACTCTAAGCACGTTGCGCTAGGCGTTCTAAATACTGACCGTTGTTGCGGTCTTGCTCAAAGCGCAAGCGCCGCCGCCGAAGAACTTATCGAAGTTGCACTCCCAGGAGGAGGCGCAAAGGCACTTCTAGGCGAAACCGTTGCCGCCGGCGATGACCTTGTGTCTCACACCGATGGAACACTTGTTAAACCAAATGCAGCCGGTGACGAAATTATCGCGCGCGCTATGGATTCCGGGGTTTCCGGTGACCTTATCGACGTGATTGTGGTTGTTTCTAGCGCAAGTGCAGCACAATAATTTTTTTAAATAAATAGGAGAAAATAAAAAATGTCTCAAATGAACGCACAAGTCGATAAATTACTAACGGAAGTATCCGACGGATATGTACCTGAAGGTTTTATTTGTGAGCAACTTCTACCAGTTGTTAAGGTTAAGCAATTCAGCGGATTACTCGGCGCCTATGGTGATTCTCACCTTAGAATCGAATCATCCGTATTGGGTGGACGCGGTGAAGCTAGAAGGGTTGAGTCGGTTACTCGCTCAACTTCTCAATACTTGATCGATAGTCACGCACTCGAAGAAATTCTCACTCCAAGGGATTACATTAACAGCGATAAGCCTTTCGACGCTGAACGCGATACGGTTATGGCCCTTAACACTATGCTTTACCTTGAAAAAGAAAAAGCACTCGCCGACTCACTAGGCGATACCGCCGTCTTGACTCAAAACACGACCTTGAGTGGAACAAGTCAATACAGCGATTATACAAACAGCGATCCCCTGGCCGACTTTTCAGTCGCTAGGAAAACGGTTCATGCCGCCGTGGGTAAAGCACCTGACACAGCCGTTATGTCATGGGATGTTTTCGATACACTCCGTTTTCACCCTGGAATCCTCGACGCGCTTGGATTCAGCGCCAACCGCGCCGGAATGCTCGAACAGTCTGAACTTGCCCGCGCCCTAAATGTAAAGAGAATCCTTATTGGGGAAGCTCAATACAATAGTGCGAAGGAAGGTCAATCTGATGTCCGTTCCGATGTTTGGGGAAAGAACATCATTTTCGCCGTTGCACCCGCAAAAGCCGAAAAATATCAGACTTCGCTAGGGTATCGCATGGAGTTAATGGGCAAGGGACCGCGACGCGTTTATAAAACCCGCGTTGATAACCCTCCCGAATCCACGCGCCTAATCGTTGCCGACGATTATCAGCAACTTTTAAGCAAGACCTCGGCGGCTTATCTTATTAAAGACGCCATCGCTTAATTATAATTAAGTAAAACAGGGGCGCGCGCCTACCTAGCCAATTCACCGCGCGCCCCTTCACTTTTTTCGGAAGGTTTTTTATGTTTATTTGCAATCGAAATTTTAACGATGGAACCGGTCCTTATCTTAAAGGCGACGTTTACCAGGGAACCGGTGAACTATTGGAAAAATGCATTCAGCGGGGATGGATTGACGAAGTTAAAAAACCCGAAGCGCCTAAGATGGAAGGAAAATCCGAAATCTTAGAAGAAAAGCCTAAGAAAAAAAGAAAAAAGAAAAAAGAGGATTAAGGATTGGCATATTGTCTTAATTCCGACATAGCTTCGGAGTTTAAAAATATCACTTTCAACGCTTCAACTTCGGTCACGGATACCGAAGTTGATGAATTGATCGCGCAATCGGACGAAATTATTGATGGGTATTTGACTAATAAATACACCGTACCGATCACGGGCGTTAAAGCCTTAAAAGTTGTGAAAAGAATTTCGATTGGCCTAACCGTTCAACGACTGATTCCTATTTTAAGGGTAAAAACCGGGGTTGATAAACTAGACCAGGACACGCAATCCATTTCGACGAATGCCGAAAGGCTTTTGAAAGATATTATTTCAGGATCACTCGACCTTTCCGATGCTGAAAAAGCCTCAACCGGCCAGGGTTTCAAATCTTATGCGAATGATAACTCTCTTGAACATAAATTTCAGCGCGGAATCGATCAATGGTGATTCGCCGTGACAAAATACGAAATAGATGACCGCGCAAGTTTAGACCGGGCAATTAAAAAAGCGCAAAAAGATTGCGCCGATTTGCGCGGGGCATTCTCCGAAATAGCCCGATCCTTTTATAAGTACCGTTCCGATATTTGGAACCTTAAAGGTCCAGGATTATTTGACGATTTATCGCCTAAATATAAAAAGCAAAAGGAAGGCGACGTCGGTTTTGTTTATCCTATCCTGGTTCGTGACGGTGCTTTAAAAGCGGCAATGATTGGCGGCGGGAACCGATGGAACAACGGCGGGAACCTAACCATAATCGGGAAGCAATTCGCCGTTTTGGGAGTTCGCGATGAAGTAATCCCTTATGCAAAATTCCATCAACGTGGAACGTCAAAAATGCCCGCGCGCCCCTTCCTGTTTATAGGGGAAGGAAACGAAATTAAGACTTATAAAAATATATTGAAAACCTGGTCCGTTAAACAGGCCACAAAATCGGGGGTGTTTAAACGTGGCTAAATATGACATTGAAAACTTTTTTAATGACCTGGAAACCTATTTGAAGTCGAGTCTTAATAGTAAAATCACGGAAATAAACACGGAAAAAAACGACGGAATTACATTAAACCCCGTTGCTAATGATGCTTATTTTTTCTTGAACCTGGATGAATCGGTCGCGAATTATGACCCCTTCATTTTTTACACCATTGCGGGCGTGGAATCGGACGGAATAGGACCCCACACCGGAAAGAGTTATTTGATCGACGTTGCCTTGATTATGTCTAACCCTGGGAATGACGCGGATGCTCGCTCGCGCACGCTTCGTTATCATCGCGCCTTAGAAGAATTAATAGAGAGCGCCTTTTCAAAAATTACTGACTCCATTAATTTAAAGGTAAATAGTTTGGAACCCGTGACGTTCGCCTCGCAGGAAGACTCGCGCCTTTTTCGCGCCGTGGGCGTCCAATTAAGTTTTAGTTTAAGCTAAACGAAAGGAAATTTTAAAATGGCATTATCAGACCCACGAAGTATTTTCGGAGTTCATTCCGTTTCTGCATACGATAGAACAACCCGCGAATTTAAGGGAATCCTAAAGGTTTTAGGTTCCTCCTCACTCACGATCAATTCGGAGATGTCCCCACTAACCGGTGGGTCATCGAAATTCCCATGGCACATTGAAGACGGCGCAATGACCGCCGAACTTGCTCTGACTTTTCGTCAATATGACTCCTGGATTTACGAATTATTTTTAGGCAAGGCCGCGACCGACATTTCGGCCGAAGCAAGCGGAAACGTTTCTACTCTTGAGAACACCGTTGGAACTTCAGTTTTTGATGCCACAACCGGTATCGCCTCAATCGCCGCCGAATCCGGCCAGGAATCGGAATTAAAGTTCGCGCATTATGTTGTTAAGGCGGTTTCCGCAACCACTATCGACATTTACGCATCAAGTGACGCCGATTTCGGTCGTGGAACCCTTGAAGATTTCGAAAATGATCTATTAAAAATCACTCCTTCACCCTTGACCGTATCGGGAACCGGCGGCGTTACTTCGGTAGCTAACTTCGGACTAGAAATCACCGGTGGAAGCGGCGCGGTCGCACTTGTAACCGATGACGTCGCAATCTTTAGAGTTCGACCCGTTCACACCGGCGGCGCAATGGAAGTTGTTATCGGAGGTCAATCCGACTCACTTCCCGAATTCGGCGCCGTTGTAATGGCGAAGAAAAGAGGGAATGGTGAGCTATTCGAAGCCGAACTGTACCGAGTTAAGGCTGCCGGGCTGCCTATCAACTTCAATGAAAACGAATGGAGCGAGGCAAGCGTAACCGCACAGGCGTTTAATGACTCCGCACGCGGCGGAATTGGGCGATTCCGATTCGTTAAACCCTAATTGATCGATTTAATTTCCCCCGCACTTGCTTTATGTTTAAGTGCGGGGGATTTTTATATGCAAAAACAAATCGAAGAACCGGAGCGAATTAGTATTTCCGAACCCGGTCAAAACCTTTTATCTTGCCCGTTCGCTACCGACTTAGGAAATGAACATGAAACGCGCGGGAATTATCCGGACGATTACCCAATGGGCGCGGTTATCCATTACACGGCGGGCGAAGGTTCCGGGATGGGAACGGTTAACCAGGGGAAGCGCGACGGATTGGCCTATTGGGTTATTGATCGCGGGGGGGAAATTTTCCAAACCCACCGCCTTGACCGTTGGGGTTATCACGCCGGTCGTTCTTATTATGGAGGCTTGGGAAAATCCGTTTCAAAAAGGCTTTTGGGAATTGAATTAATATCAGCGGGAAAGTTGACGCAAGCCGGTCCAGGAAAGTTTTTAACCTGGTACGGGAAGTCAATCCTTCAAACGAATGTCCGAATGGTTGAAAGTCGGGACAACATAATCGGCGGCGCTTATCATAAAATAACAAACGAACAATGCGACGCATTAATCACTCTTTTGATTTGGTTAAAAAATAATAATCCGGAAGTTTTTAGTTTCGAATATGTTATCGGACACGACGAAGCGGCCAGGGGAAGGAAAACCGATCCCGGCGGCGTGATCCCCTGGGCAATGCCCGAACTAAGGGAACACTTGACTGAGTGGAACAAATAAGATTATTTTTCGCTTATGGCGAATAAACTTCCACAAATTAGCGATTTAAACCCTCAACCCTCCGAAATTAACTTATGGGTTGACGATGTTTTGGAAACCTTCAACTTGCGCCCCTTCGGTTTATCGGATGAAGAATGGTTGCGGAATAAGTTCGGCCAGGAGGAAGTCCAAAAGATTTTCGAAGAACTTCGATTGACCGAAATTTCTATGATTATTTTTCATCAATTAGTCGAAAAACACGTTTTTAAGGCGATTCGAATTAAAGACTATGACGACGATGGGGTTGAGGCTGAAATCATGCTCACGGGGCCAATGCGCGTTCGTCAAGGCATACGGGGAATTGAACATAAAATCGAAGTTGTTCGGTCATTGCTTCAAACTATAGGAATTTCCCGGCCGATCCTGGATGAATTAACCGAAGAAGAAGTAAAAAAGCATAATAAAAAAAAAGCGGTGAGCAAAAAGAAGAAATCGGTGAAATAGACTGGGGCGATATTTTTGACCGCATCGCGTCGAATTATGGCTATACCTTCGAACAAATCGGAAGGATGACATTAAGACAGGTTTCCATCGCTTTAAAATATATCGACGTTCGACTTCACAATGATTTTGTTTTGAAGGCTTCCATTCACGGGCATAAAATCCCCTTAAAAAACGCTCACCGAAAACGAAATAATGCTGTACAATCGGAATTTAATAAAGATGAAGAAAAGGCTTTAGATGAAGCAATGCGCCGAGCCATGGAACGGGTTTCGGCGATGAAAAAAGGATAAAAGGATTTGTCACAAAACGACGTTACGGTAAAAATCGGCGGTGATTCGTCCGAACTTAAAGAGGAATTGGGTTCGGTCAAAAAAAGCGCCCGCGATTTAGAAAAAGACTTGGCAAAAGTTGCCACAATTTCCGCCGCCGCATTCGCCGGGTTAACCGCCGCGCTTGGGTTAACCGTTGCACAATTCGCAAAATTCGATAATGAAATGCGCGGGGTCAAAACCCTTTTGACGGATACCGCATTCGGAACAACTTCACTTGAAGTCGGCTTTAAAAAAATGTCTGACGAGGCGCTCGCGCTTGGAAGTACCGTTCCCGTTGAAATTGGGAAGGTCACAAAAGCGTTATTCGATACGGTTTCGGCGGGCGTTGACGCGGGGGATGCGACTAAGTTCGTTGCCGAAGCCGCGAAGCTTGCCGTTTCAGGATTGACCGACGTTTCCGTTGCAACCGATGGAATGACTTCGGCTTTAAATGCTTATGGTGAAAACGCGAGTCGCGCTAATGCGATAGCATCAAAATTCTTCGTGGCACAAAAACAGGGAAAAACAACCGTTGAAGAATTGGCGTCGGGATTTGGTTTAGTAGGTTCAACCGCATCGGCGATGGGCGTTTCAATGGATGAGTTATTCGCTTCGGTTTCCGCCGTGACGTCGGCGGGCGTTCGAACGAATGCCGCGTACACTGGATTAAAGGCGGCGCTCGCAAATATTTCCGCACCCACCGAAAAGGCAAAAGAGGAAGCTAAAGCGTTAGGGATTGAGTTTAATGCGGGCGCGCTTCGGGCGAAGGGTTTTTCCGGGTTTCTTGATTCTATAAAAAATAGCGCGGGATTCACTAAGGATTCAATAACTAAACTTTTCGGATCGGTTGAGGCGCAAAATATCGTTTTTGCACTTGCCGGAAAACAGTCAAAAAATTTCGCCGACAACTTAAAGTTATTGGGCGATGAAACAAAATCGGCGGATATTGCTTCGAAGGCGTATGACACACAATCGAAGTCATTAACTAACCGAATGAAGATTTTAAAAGGCCAGGTTACGGCGCTAGCAATTCAAATCGGCGAAAAACTTGAACCGGTTGTTTCAGAAGGCGTCGCAATTATAAGTTTATTTTTTAAAAAATTAGAACAAAACAAAAGCCTTGTAAAAGTTATCGCTTTAGTCGGAACATTGGGCGTCGCGTTGACGGGAATAGTCGCAACGTTATCCGTTGCCGGTCTTGCGTTCCTAAAGTTTTGGGCGGTATTAAAAAGCGGGGTTTTAATTTTCGGGGCGCTTAAACTTGCCGCCGTTGCACTTGCGGGCGCAACCGGGATCGGTCTTTTGGTTATAGCAATCACAACCCTAGCGTCAATTTGGGATGGAAAAATCAAATTCATGACCGACCTATGGGATAGCCTAGTCAATAAGGTGAAGGCGGGCGCCGCTTTAGTATCTAAGTTTTTAGGAATCGAAGTCGCACAAGAACAACCCGCCGCCGCCGGTCCAGGAACCTCCCCCGATGCGCCCAAAGAAGACCCAAACGCCGCCGGTGAAGCCGTAGCACAAAAAAAAGCGGCTCAACTTGCTGCTGAACAGGCGGGCAATGATGCATTGACCGAAGAACAAATCAGGTTTAGAGAGGAAAACCTAGCGCGCGCGGAGGAAGCCGACGAACGGGAAAAAGAAATCGCCGCTGCAAAGCGCGAAGCGGAAAAAGAAAAAAAGGAAATCGAAAACCTTGAAGACCTGGAAGAACGTCAAGCGCATTTCGACGCACTATATGAACAGGATGAAGAATTCCGAAACGCTTTTAATGAATTAAGCGCCGCCGACCAGGAAAAACAAAAGAACGAAATTTTAAAGAACGTCGAAACCGAAAAGAACATGAAAAGAAAAGCGGCCGATGACGCGTTCAAAGCCGCCGAAGCAAATCGCAAAAAAGAACGTGACGCGAAAACACTACACGCAAAAGCGATGTTAAAAATCGACGAATTCCAACAAAGCGCGCAATATAAAGGCGTCAAATCCGCATTCGGTGAATTGGGCGCGCTTGCAGAATCGGAAAATGAAAAACTCAAAAAAATCGGAAAGGCCGCATCTATCGTAAATATGACGATCGCGGGGATCGAATCGGCGATTAATATTTATCGGGGTTTTTCAACTATTCCAATAGTCGGACAGGCGCTAGGAATCGCGGGCGCCGCCGCATCATTAATTTTTACCGGCACCAAGATTGCGCAAGTTCAAGCGTTAAACCAGGGGGGATTTGTTCAACCGAATTCCGCTATTTCTCAAGTAATGGGATCAGGACCGGATCGGGATTCGGTTTTAACCGCATTGACTCCCGGCGAATTAGTTATCCCTAGAAATAGCGCGTCGGAAGTTTTGGACGCCGTTGCGAGCGTTCGCGCGCAAGAAAACGAGGAAACCGACGAAACCGCCGCATCAAGTCGTGAAATAATTATCGGATTCACGGAACAGGCTTCGGAGTTTTTAACAGTTAACCAAATCGAAGACCGCGCAATCGGTGTTTCGAGGGAGGGTTAATCATGGCAATAACAGGCGGGGTTAAATTTTTCGACAATAACAAAATTCTATTTTCAAAAGGTGCGAGCGCCGCCGCATCGTCCGGCGATATTGTTTCCGATTATGCAATCGACCGCAACCCTTCGAGTTATTGGATTTCAGTCGGTTCGGACGATACAACCGCCGAAACCCTGGAAATCACTTTTCCGAACGGCGCCCAAACCATTGATCGGCTTTTTATCCTGGATCATAATTTAAAAGATTTCAAAATTGAGTGGGATAATGCTTCGGTTTGGACCGCGTTTTCTAACGTTTTGGGAATTGATGGAACCAAGTCGGGAATAGTAGAAACAACTTTTGGCGAAAATACTTGTTATTATGAGTTTGACGCGGTTACGACTTCAAAAATTAAAATCACAATGAACAAAACGCAAGTTGTCGACGCTGAAAAGTATATTAACCAGGTAATTGCGACCGAAGAACTAGGAACACTTCAAGGCTTCCCGGAGATTTCCTCCGTTGACAGCGATAGAAACGAACGAAAAAAGAAAATGTTATCCGGTAAAATGCTAGTCATAAAATCGGAAGAATCATTTTCAACTAAACTTTCCTTTAAAAAATACCCCGCGTTATATTCGAGCGATTTGGATTTAATGGTTGACCTTTTTGAAAAGGAAACGAATTTCCTGGTTTGGTTATGTGGTGGGAAGTACGGTTCGAATAATTTCCGATATGCCTTGCGGGGGTTTAGGCTTCAAGACTTAAAAACGGTTCAAATGATTAAAGCCTTTAAAGTAAAATATGACAAAAACATTTATATCAATGGTGTGAATTTTAGCGTTAACTTCGAAGAAGTGGTTGATTAATGTCCGTTCGTTATCGCGTATATTTAACACCTCAAGTAACAAAAGGAACCTATGGAACCGAAATTGAAATTTCCGACCGGGTTACTCTTTCGGGTCTTAACAAGATGCGCAAAAGCCTTGATTCCTCCGATTTTGATATTGGCGCTTATTATTATGGAGACATTAATTTAACCGGCGCAAATGATGACGGGTTTTTCAGTGAAGACGATGATCGATCCGTTTTTCCCGGTGGCCGTGACCTCTCAAAAGTTCGGGTTTCCTTCGATGAATCCGGGACGGAAACGACTCTTTTTAAGGGATTAATAAACGAAGAATCAACCCGATTAAATATCGTCACGAATTCAATCCAAATGAGGGTATTGAGCCAGGACTCTGTTATCCGAACGGCAAAAGTTAACCCGGCGGTTATTCCGAACGGGGTTTCCGCTTCAAGTGCTATGCTAACAATTTTAAACCAGGCCCATATCACAAACATTTTAGGCGTTGACGCGGGAAATATAAATGTTCCCTATGATCCTAATATCGACGATGGTTCACAGTATGATAATTTGAGCGTTCGAGATGTTTTAAACGAGCTTTTATTGATAAGCAATTCGGTCATGTTTATTGATTCAAACGATGACATTATCATTCGTTCAAGAAATGAAAACGCGAACCCTATCCGATACCTTTACGGACCTTTTGACATGAACGGTCGGGAAAATATTGTCGCTGTAAAGAAATTCAATAACGGAAAACATCGCATGGTGAATTCGGTTAAGGTTAATAATTCAGAAGTGAACGACGGTGATTTGATTAATACGTTCGGATTTAAACAAAAGAAAATCGACGTTGACTCCATAACGGCGCAAGCGACCGAAGAAGCGATCGCGCAAGTAATCCTGGACGAATTCAAGGCGCCTAAAATTGAATTGGAATTAACAGTTAAAACCGAACTTGCAAAAAACTATGATTTACAGGATCG